CAATCTCTTTTGAGTATCTATGTATTAGTTCAATGTCATTACACCAAACTTTAATCTGGACTTGAACCACATAATATCCCAAAGTATCTCCAATAGAGGAAACATAATTATTAGTTTCCATCCAACTAATACAAGGGGTTTCTAATCCAGAATGTAAGGTCATTTCATAATGAGTTGGTAATACAGTTTCAAGGGCCTGAACCAACTCTGTGTATTTTTCAATCATTCAGAACCCTCCTTTAATCTTCTGAGTATTTCTTCTCTATTCTCATTTAAGGCGGGTCTTAGAAAGGGTTGAGGTTTCATACCACTTGTAGAGTGCCAAACCCCTTCATCATCTTGATAATTCCAGGGAACATCTAAACGGCCTCCCTCTTCCGCAAATAAGCCAGTCCCAAACTCAACATAAGGAGCATATTCCAAATTGGTAAATACAACTCCAATTAAATCTCCATTGTCCTCCTCTACCCTACTTTGAATAGAGCGTTCTAATTCACCAGTTCCCTTGGGGGCCTTTTGTTTTGCGGAACGCTCAACCAGTAGGCAACATTTAAGGAGGGCATTTCTATATTTCTCTGGGTCGGCAATATCTTTCATCTTTTCAATGATTTTATCTGCTCCAATAATCTCAACATCATTAGCCATATAAACTCACATCCTTGTTAAAAAGACTTGTTTATATCTGCCTTTTGGATTAACATATAAAACCTTTAACTTTTCATCTCCATAATGAATAATGTAAGTATCATCAATGGGGCCAAAAGTAAGGCCAATATATTGGGAGTTTTTAAAATTGATATTATCCTGGACTGATTGAGAGGTTAGGTTAATAGCCATTTTTACCTGGCCTTTTACCTCTCCCTCAACCACCTGGCCCAATCCGTTTTTCTTATCAAGTTGGGAAAAGTTATATAGTCTGAAATCACAACTAATCAACTTAACCCACCACCTTAATTTTTCTCTTTGAGTTCAATACAGAAATAATCTCCATAGGGTAGCCATCCAAGTAGGACTCACTAACACCAGATAAACTCTGAGAGGTCAATCCTTCTGTATTGATTCTATTTAACTTAATAACTGCTATCTTCTCAGCCATAAGTTCTAAAATGGTGTCGGCCTCCCTATTACAGTAAGCCTCAACCTCTGCCAGTGCCATCTTATAGGCAAGGGCAATCTGTGGGTCTGTAAAATTGGAAGAGGCCTCACCTAATAAAAGTTTAATCTCTTCAATCATAGTAAATCCTCCAATTTATTAGGGTAGGGGTCAGTTATTACCAACCCCTTTATAGGGAGAATTAACCCTTATTATTCTTCACCAAAAGCAGGGCCTTCGTTATTGATACGGCAAATCTTGCTATCATCAGCAAGAGCACAAACATAATAAGAGGAAAGAACAATGGTGTTAGTCTTAGTCTCAACATCACGGTCTTGTTCTACCTCAACCTCTTTCTTCATAAACAGTTTAACTGCCTCATTAGTCATAACAAATGCCTGGTTATCAAGAGCCTTAGTAGCGATTACAGGAATACCCGCAACAGTGCCTACCTGGCCTCCATAAACTACCTCACCCATACGAGCGTTTTTGTAGTCCTCATCCTTACGCAACACTGCCTTCCACTCAACTGGAATAACAACAAACAAATTAGTTTCATTTTCCAGGCCAACCTTAGCAATAGCATCAACAATGGTGTCATAACCAAAATGAGTCCAACCATCTAACATAATTTCATTAGAGCACTTAGCACACTCAACATAGAAGTCAGAGGTCATCTGGTTAGTCATAATCTCATTAGCACCCTTAATAGACATATCAACAACATTGTTGTCAGTCATAAACTGAGAATCAGTGTAGTCAAAAGTATGTTGAGCACGAGCAACCTTATATTCGTGAGGAACAAAAGCCAGAGCACCACGAGTGGAGTTCTTAGCACCATCAGCCAGTTTCTCAACAGAACCAGTGTAGGTGTAGGTATTAACAACCTTAGTCATACCCTCAGCCTCAGCCAGGGAGTTATCAATAGTCATTAAATTGCGAGTATTAATAGCAGTAGTTAAAAGGTCAGTGGCCTTTGCCTCAATAACCTTATTTTCAAAAATAGTATGTGCCATAATAAATAGCCTCCTTAATTATTAAATAATCTGTTATAAGTCTCTGGGTCATTCTTTGCCAGAGCACTCATTTCCGCAATAGTCATTTTCTTAGCGGACTCTTTGGTAATTTCCTTAGTGGTAATACCACCATTACCCTTGGGAGCGGTTCCTTGTAGTCTCTTCTCTACCTCTAACTTAACCGCTTGTTTAAACAGTCTATCTAACTTATCAATGTTGGCCTGGGACATCTCAATATCATCACTAATATTGATAATGTCAGCAAACTCAGCACTTAGGCCACGGCTTGAAAGAACACTCTTCAACTCTGATTTATTGCGTTCAATATTCATCTCACTAACTAACTGTTCCAGTTCCGCAATACGATTATCCTTCTCAGCCTTAATCCGTTCATCTCCATCCAACTTAGATAAAGACAACTGTTTATCAAATTTTTTCTGTTGTGTTTTTAATGCTTGTGAAACTCTCTTATCAGTCTCACTTTGTAGTAAAGCCAAAACCTCTTCCTGGGTATAAGTCTTTACCTCTTCATTTACTTGGGTTTCATTACCCTCATTGTTAACAATGTTTTCAGTTTCCATAGTAAAATCCTCCATAAGTTCCAGTGTTATGTTAACCTGGCCCTTTTAAAAAATATTTAGTTGTTTCTTTAACGCCTAACCCCTATCCAAAAGGCCCTCAATAATATGTAAGTTTTCACTCAATCCCCTTAAAGGAATTGGGTTAAACTTTTAAAAAATTTTTTAGTCAATGACTGGCAAGATACAACATCTACAATTAGGATGGAATGGAGGGCAATTAACACCAACCACCATTTCTGTATATCTGAACTTTTCTCCATCCAACTTATGACAGTCAGGTTCCTTCTGTCCGCAAGTATCATTCTCATTACCCTTAATCTCATAAAATTCAAGCCCTGAGTCTTTATACCTCTGAACTGAGGCCTGGGTTTGAATATGGGCCATCTCTGTTCTAACCAGAGTATCAGCCTGGGAATAGGAAACATTGAATCTCTGTTGTAATACTTGCTTTAATTCTGTTGTTTTCTTTCCAGTAGCTACACAATGTATTAATTCATCATTTAGGGTCTGGGCCAATCTCTCTGTATTAGTCCAGACTCTTTGGCTCCAAGTCTTACCATCACTACACCAAACTTGATTAATCATCTGTCTTACCAGGGAAGGTTCAACACTTTGGAAAGACTTTGAACCAGGCAAACTCCAAGAGTAGTAAATATCAAAAAAGTTAGTCTCAAACTGTTTAGACAATAGAGCAATCTGTTTGTCCCCCAGAAGGTTCAACTCCCTTTTAAGTTGTGCCTGGGCTTGCCAATACTTATCTAATTTATATAGGTCTGCGGGAGATGGTTGGTGTCCGTCCTCTACTCTCAACATAATCTTGTTATATGTATCAGTAAAATCTTGAATAGTCCTCTCCATACAGTTCCTATAATATTTCTTTAACTGGGCCTCTGTTTTCTTAATACCTCTATTAGTAATAAGTTCCTGACTCTTTAAGAGTCTATCTTGCCAATACATTACTCATCTTCCTCTGTATCAGTAGGAGTTCCAAAAGAGTAAAGAGACATATTATCTAATTTTTGCTTTTGGACTTTCTCTAATTCTGTATTAACATCACTAATAAAAGGCAGTTGGGCCAGTAAGGTTTCATCACTAACAGAACCCTTTAAACTATTAATTAGGTTAATAGTCTGAGTAATATCTTCTGGAATGTTTCTCTTAAAATCAATCTGAATGTCTCTAAAAATCTCTTCACCCAGTTTTAGAGTAGCCATTCCACAAATAATCTCTACTCGTCTTTGGAGGGCCTTTTTCATTTCTCCCTCAATCTTGCCCGCCCTGGTCTCAATACCAGTCAGTCTATACTTAATAGCAATACCAGAGGAAACTCCACCAACAAAACTCTCACTTGAAAAGTCAGGGCATTGAGCTATTTTATAAATAGAATCTTGTAGTCTCTTTAACATATTCTCAACTTGTGCGTCATTGGAACCCTTTGTTAAGTAATAAGACTTTGCTCCCTGGGGTAGCAACATAACCCTATTCTGTTTCATAGAGGCTATATCTTCATCATCAGCATCAACGGCCTCTAAGCACAAATAAGCATCACAAAAAGCCTGGTAATCATCAATCTCACTACTAATCAACTCATTATAGGAGTCTTGTAGGGACTGAATACAATCAAAAATACTCTTCTCATCTGGTAAATAGAATACATTAGCAGGACATTGGCCGAAATAATGTGGTTCTTCACCTATATAAGTTAAGAATCCATTGGTTCCACTCATTGTGTAATGTTTAATCAAGTTATCTGTATAAACATCAACACAGTAGGTATTATCATTACCCCAGTAGTTTCTTTTATACATACGGACAAAGTATAGTAAGTCCTCTGTTAATGAATCATCAAAAATACCAAAAGACTGTAATGGACTAATCATTCTAAATCTTACCTGGCTCATTGAATCCATATACATCAATTCATTAGCTACACCATAAACCAGAGAGTCCAATAAGAAATCACTGTCCTCTGATTGATAATCATTGTATTTAAGGATATTCATAATCTCCTCAATATCATCACTACTGGAATAACTAATACAACCAGGAGTAGCCAAATATCCACAATAAATATCCACAATGTTCTTACAATAGTTAATAACTGACTTATTACAAGGTTTAGAAGAGTCTGAATAACTCTTGTCTAAGATTGCCTGAATACCATCATAATAGTTTTTATAGCTTGCCAATTTAGGTCTAACAGAGGTATTAAAATGGTTAATCATCTTCTGTAATAGGTCAGTAGTTAGTTCTTCATTTTTTCCAATACAAATCATTTAATCAACCTCCTCTTATTCATCTTCTTGTTGGTGGCCACAATTAGGACAAACTGGGGGCCCACCTTTCTCAACAGAGAAATATTCTTCACAATTTTGACAAGTATAACTATCATAATTTTCCTCATACCACTGGTCGGCATCTGTTCCACAGTGAGGGCAAATTGGGGGTCCTTCTGTATAAACAGTCTCACCACAGTTGGGGCAAGTGAAAGAGGGCATATCTTCATACCATTCATCTTGATTTACTCCACAATCAGGGCAAATTGGGGGGCCATCTGTTCTAAAATAAGTTCCGCAATTACGGCAAGTGTATTCGGGAGTGCCATCCCACCATTCACCCAAATCAGTTTCACAGTGAGGACAGATTTGAGGCTCACCAATTCCAATATCAAAATCAGAGCCACAATTAGGACAGTTATAATATTCTCTGTCTCCTTCACCCATATCACCAGAGCCAGCCATATAACCTTCATCATAGCCAGCCCAATAACCACTGTCCCAACCTTCTGAATAACCCTGGTTATAGCCATCTGAATATTCTCCATCAGAACTACCTTGGGAACCATCTTGGAAACCCTTATCATAAATCTTTTTTAGATTCTCTGTAATTTGAATTAATTTATCTGCTATACTCATAACTTAATCCTCCTTACTGAATAGATTGATAATGTCCTTCTGGAATAATGGTTTCTTGCTTTAATACATAGTTTCCATCTAACTCCAAGTAATAAGGAGGGCCACAACAGTTATCAACATAAACCTGGTAATCTTCTTCACCTTCATAGCAAAAGAACAGTTTATTTTCAACCCTACAACAATCTTGCCAAATAGTAGGACAGAAAGGACTATTACATAACTCTTCCCAAGTCATTCCTTCATCAGCTACATAAGCAGTTCCATCTAAATAGAAAGTAATTGGGTTCTCATAGTTGGGAATACCTAAAATCTCAAACTCAATATCAATAATCTTATCCAGGCAAGTCTCAATCTCACCCACTGTCTCTCTCCAATCAATTACCTCTGTTTCTGTATAAATGTAATCAGCGGGCTTACTCCTGGGTTTGACATTATATTTCTTACTATATAAAGTCTTTTCTCCATCATAGGCATAAACCTGAATAGGCATTGACTGGGTTAAAAGAATATTGGGGATAATACATTTTCTTTCTACTACATCTACAACTAAACTACATTCATCAGTCTTATTACAAAAATGAATCTGTTTAATGTCATCATTACCAACAGTAATCTCAATATTAGAGTCCCATTGGTATAAATTATCTTTTTCAATACTAAACATTTAACAACCTCCTCAAAAAAGATTTTTACTTACACTCTTCAACTTTACAGACAGTCCTTGTATGGAATATCTGAGTGAGTCAGTGTAATGGTTCCAGGAGTCAATAGGTTTATTGATATACTCCCCAGTCTGTTTGTCTTTCTGCCAACTGTAATTCTCAAACTCTGTAATAATCCCCTGACAACAAGGATGGACTATTATTGTATAGTTCATTAACTTTTGTAGGCCGTGAATTATTGAGTCTGGGCCTTTTACACAAGGTCTAATCTTAATAATCCCGCCTCTTTTAATTTCTTCTATACTCTTGGGTTCTGCGGAGTCTGCTATAATTACAGATTTAGAAAAGCCTAACCCTTTAATTACCTCTATAAGTTCCTGGTTAGTCTTTCCCTGGCCTCCCCATTCTTTAAATATATGAATCGTTTTGTTGTCCTCATTGACTATACTTGCCACTATTGCGGTTGGGTCAGTAATAAAACCAAAGTCCATTCCTACAACTAACTGGCCTTGTATATCAGCAACATTAAACTCCTCAACCTTATAATTTTGGAAAATCAACCTATCCAAACTAACAAAATCGCCCAAAGCCTCAATTTTCCATCTGGTTGGGTTTGTTAGTCTCATTTGTTCCATTCTTAATAAATAATCCTTTGATAAATAAGGATTATCTAAATAGGTTGTTTTCTTAATAAATGTATTAGGGGGAACAATACCAGTATCAAACCCCCATCTCTTATAAACCCAGTTTGTTTTAGCTACTGGGTTAAAAGCTAAATAAATCTGTAAGGGTAGAGAGTATCTGATTGAGCGAACTGTTCCATCAATCAACTCAAAATCTTCAAGTGAAAATTCTGTTGCCTCCTCCAATAGAACATCAGAAATCTCACTAAATCCCTTAATCTTTTCTGCCTCATCCAGGCCCTCACATTTAAAGACAGTTCCGTTTAACTTACAGACTGCCCTATATTCACCCTCATATAAATCAAAATACTTTCTTACATTCAGTCTATCTAAACAACTCTTTAATTCGGTCCATACAGAGTCTTTACACTTTCTATAAACCTTTCTCATTAAAAGAATTGTTCTCTTTTCTTTTAGTCCTTTAAGAACCAATTTATCCAGGAGGAACTGAGTCTTTCCAGAGCCACGGCCTCCATAGTAAATGTTATATCTCTGGGAGTAATCAAACACATAAGGTCTATAACAAGGTAAAAAATAATTCTTACCTATGTTAAGTTTTATAGCCATTATTCTTCTTTAATTAGGACATCATAACCCTTACTCTTTAATTCCTTAGCCAGTCTTTCAGCGTTCTCTTTTACTGAAAAATAGCCAACCTGGACTCTATAATGTTTCTGGGGTTTTAGTCCTTCATTAATTCTCTTAGCTATATCTGGGAACTTTGATTGTAGGTAGGGTCCAGGACATTTAGTATTAGCGAACATATTATGTCTGGTTAAATTACCTTTCTTATCCCCAGTGTAATTAATTTCTGTAATGTTGTTTCTCTGACAAATATCTACACATAACTTAATCAGAGCCTCATAGGCCTGGGTTGATACCTCCCAATTAGGTTCTCCCTTACAATTAGCAACCTCAATAGTAATGGCCTGGTTATCATTCTCACTATTAGAACTGGTCCAGGCTCTATAATCTTCTGGAACATAGAGAGCAATATTTCCCTTTGAGTCAATACCATAGTTAGAAGAGGCCTGGGTTGAGGACTTACTAAACCAGTCTCCCATTCCACTCAATGAACCATTAACAACGGCCATATGATGAATAGTTATCTTTGTAATCTTTCCAGTTCTCTTTGACTTGTTAGGGGAAATCTTTGTATAACTCACTAAACTTGAATTACTCACTTAAATCCTCTCCTTCAATATTAATAATTACATCAGTGTTTATGTCAGCCTCAATCTTTGTTGTAGGAGCATA